TTATGCTACTTTCATTTGTTTGTGGTTTCGTTCATTGATCATCTCTACGTACTCTAACACAAGAGATTCATCCTCGTCAACCCCAAAAAGAAGAGGATATCTAGTTCTTATGGATTTCATAGTTTCTTCAATTTCATCATAAATATCAGAATCAAACGCCTTATTAATAGAAATTAGTTTATCCACTTCTTCTCTATCAACAAATTCTCTCAGGCTATCAAAGAAATTTTCTTGACAGGCATTTTCATCTCTGAATTTAATCACCTTGTCAACCACAAACTGAATCATTGGTTGAGAATATTCTGTGTCGCTTTTGTAAAGGTATTTGAACAAGTTTCTTTCTGAGTTAAATTGCATCCTAATAAATCTGTCAAAAATCTCAGATTCATCATCAACCCTGTACAACGAATCTAGACGTGCATACACACGGTTTTTCAAGATTATGTCATAGTGTGAGTCAAAGACTGGTTTAATCACCTCATTGATGTGTGAGAGGCCAGAGCGAGCAATTTTAGCACCATTCTTCTTATTGGCAATCAAAACAACCTTGATACCAAAATCTTCCAATATTTTTATAAGCTTTGATCGTACTATCGTTTGTACCGACCCACCTACTTCAATGGAATAGTTTTCGCCGCTTATTCCCATATGACAATAATTAACCCACACACAATTGCTATGGTTTAACTTGTCTAGATTAACCAGAACCTGTTTGTCAGTAGAAATATAAGACCCACTATTTTTATCCCATCGAATCATCTTTGACTTTGTTTCATTTTTCTTTGAAACTTTTCGACCACCAGATACAGCCCGAGTTTTCTTATCAAAGAATGTTGGTTCAATAACCTTGACTTCTTCAACAAGCTCAGAGATATGACGATACCGAACATTGCCGTAAAGAACGTCACGAACTTTTTTAAACACTTCTGATTCTACAGGAGTGTAAAAGAACATAACACGTTCACCATTAATATCAGATTGATTGATGTATAATCGAATCGCTTTTGAAAGTCCTTTATAATCATCCTTGTCGTTACAGTAAAAACAATCGAATGAATCTTGATTTTTTTCTTTCATCAAATCATACAGATCATAGTTATTCATTGTAAAGATGTTCTCTCTACGCACACACGTATTTTTTTCTGATCGAGTCCATGAGTTGCGCCCAACATAATCTTTGTAGTGCATTACAAACTTTTCTGAATCTTCACTACTTAACCAATCACGAATTCCTTTAAAAGCTCGTTTGTGCGAAATCTCTGAAATAGATTGACCTTTATAATTATAGTCCATGGCAAACATATCAGTTGGTGATGAAAATTCACCAAACTTATTGACTGCTTCCAGCGGTGATCTACTTTGATCTATTTTATCTTTAAGTTCAAGAACTTTTTGTTGAAAAGACCCAACCAATCTCTTATACAGATTTAGCTTTGTTGTGGTGTCCTGAGAAAGACCCTCACGAGAAGGCATGAAAGAAAGTTGTCCAATATCAAAGTTAACAATGATGCAGCGATTGCTGCGGTCTGTCACGTTTTTAATAAAGGAAACGGTAGCCTTGTCAAAGTCGTGATAGATGGGTGTATCTTCTTCACCAGTGTTATAGGCATCTTCATTAACAAGAACAGTTTTTCCTAGAAAGTAGAAATCAATATTGCGAACAGGATAAACGACACCACCCATGTTAGCATACACAGCCGCCGTTTCATGTTCTACAAAAGGATGTGTGTCTTTAATAATCAGCGTACCTTCATCACGCAATTCAGAACATTCTTGCTCTGAGAGAAATGGTTCAATGGTGATGTTGGTTTCTGGCTTCACACGAAGCAATGAAAGAACAAATTGTGCTTCTCTACGGAATTCTTCAAAATCGTCACTTGACACAGAAAACCGAACACTCACACCGTTGGGTTTCTCTGTTTCATGTTCACTGTTGAACGTGGTTTGTGGTTGCCCACCTTCACCAATGAAACATACGTAGTGACGCTCTACACCGTCTTTCCTAGCCACAACCGTCATAGACTTGGTGTAAGCCATAGGTGATTTAGAACCCAGTCCCAGATGCCCTATAGACTCGTTGGATTCACGTTTGGATGATGCAAAGTACGTGGTGTAAATACCACCTTCCATATAACGAGAAACTTCATTCCCGTCAGCATCGTAAAGAACTTTTTCTTCACCACGAATGTCATAGTCATCCAAACCTACACCAAAATCTTCAACCTCAAACCAAGGCTCGAACATAGTAGGGAAGTGAATACGAAATGGTACGTCACGCTTTCCCGCGTCTACATGAGAATCATGAGCATTGCATGAAAGCTCACGAATAATGGCTCTTGCTTTGTGTTCATAGATGTTGCTGGTGAAAATCTCGAAGGTTTCAGCCGAGGTTTCCATTTTAAAAGATGTCGTGTTGTTAACACTAGACACCAGCTTGTTACTGGAATGAAGTGGTTTCATTGTATAAATTACCCATTAATTAAGTTTGGTTCAAGTGAATGGTAGGGGAACGGATTCCCCAAGTCAAGTAGGTTACAGGTATTTTTTCAGTTCTTTCATCAGGTCAGTCTTTCCATCAGTGTGAAGAATGACATTACCACCGGCTGCTTTGAATGGCTTGGTGCTTTTCTCTCGATCATCAATCAACACAGTGTTTGGACTCGCAAATTTTGCTTTGTCTTTGCTGCTGGTGGTGTAGTTGAACGGGACATTGATTCCGTTTTTCTTCAACCAATCTTTTTTCTGCTTGACGATTTTAGCGGTGTTGTTGGTTCCTGCGCTGGTCATCATTTCAACGTCATAACCATCAGCAATCAATTTCTTCAAAATAGAAACAGTTTTTTTGAATGGAGGCAAATCAGAAAAAAAGTTTGGGGTGTTTTGAATCAGGTTTTTATATGCATCGTACCGATCACGAGGCAATGCGTTAAAATCATCATAGGAAATTGGAAAGGTTGCATTGAATCCTGCTTCCCAATCAGCGATGACTCCATCCATGTCGAAATAAATTTTCAAAACTAAATCCTCTAGGTTGGTTAATCTCTCATCAGAACAATAGTATACACAAAATAAAAATTGGTGTCAACACCGACTTTGTTAAATAGAAACTAAATTTTTATAAATAGAATAAAGAGGATAAGCCGATGAATAACCACACCCCATACACATACCTAATTGGATGGAGTTCCCTTAATATTTATTATTATGGAAGAAGATCATCAAAAGGGTGTACCCCTAGTAATTTTTGGATAAAATATAAGACCAGTTCAAAGTATGTAAAAGTGTTTACATCAATACATGGTGATCCTGATATAATTCAGATTAGAAAAACATTCACCGATTCCAAAAAATGTGCAGCTTGGGAATGTAAAGTTTTGAGGCGTATAAACGCAGCAAAAGATGAGAGGTTTTTAAATAAAACCAATGGTGATAAAGATTGGGGTTCGTTCGATTATAATGCGGAAAATAATCCAAATTACGGAAAGTTTCTATACCGCAATAAAGAAATGTCAAAATGTCAATATTTTTTTATAGGCGAACAACCAACTAATTGGGTATTAGGAAGTAAAGAATTACACCCATCAGTAGGAATGAAACTATACCATAACACAAAAACAAATCAACATAAATATTTTGATTCTTTAGACCCTCCATCGGATGAATGGAAGATAGGAAGATCGGAAGATATTAAAGCCCTATATAAAAAGCCAAATGAATCATTGCGCGGTGCTACCGTATTTTATAACAAACAAACAAACCATAAAATATTTCTACATAATAATGAAGACATCCCTAGTGGTTATGTTAGAGGTGGTTGTCCTATGTCAAAAACATCTAAAGCTCTATTATCAAAGACGCATAAGGGAAAAACCCCGTATCACAATACTTTAACAGACCAAGAAATTCGACTTAATGAAAATGATGTTGTTCCTGAAGGTTATATTAAAGGAAGATCAAAAGCATTTATAAACTCTCTCAAAAGTAAACATAGGAGTAGAAATAAATTTATATTACCTCATGGAGAATTTAATACAATCAAAGAAGCTTACTCATCAACAAAGGGAAGTTTATATCAGGTATCTAGGGATACATTGCTAAAATATTTTAATGATTTATCTAAAGAAATAACACATAAGATGTATTATCGTAGTAAATATATAAAATACTTTTTTGATCAAGATTGTATAGGAATGAAACTATATGAAGTTGGATTTAAGAAAGAGTGATTCAATCACTCTTTCTTTCTAAATATCACCAACCTTCTATAGAAGGTACATATGCTTTAATTTTTTGGTAAATTGCATCAGAAAGTTCTTTTGAAGATAATTGAGGTTTGCCGGTTTTCTTTACATTAACATAATTGGCTTCTTTCACATATGAACCACCACGAGCAGATTTAACAAGTTCAGTATCTACACCAACACGATTAAATGCTAGGTGAATTTCCCCATCCATGTATCTAGTTAACTTAGAACCCATATCAAGAATTTTCTTCATGGTAATTGCAACCCCTTCATGTGTTGCCAGAAGAATTTCCTCTGGAACCACCCGGCTTCTATTTTTGTTTTGTTCAATAGCAACATTAATATCATTAACTACCCACACAATATGAATGTTCTCTGAATCATAACCAAGTTGCTTAGCATTTCTTGTGATTGATTCTAACTTTGGCATTGATTTCAAAGTTACATCAAAAATAAGGTTGGGTTTTCTATTAGCAGGAG